CTGGTCGTTTTCGGCGGCCCGGGCGGCCCACTCGCGCGGCTCGATCCACAGGGATTCCGGGAAGTCGCGCGAGGCGTCGCCGCAGGCGTCGCGCAGCGCGTCGGTCGTGTCCTCGGCCGCGAGATGGTCGGGGTAGCCGTCGTGCTCGTCCGGAAAGACGTCGATGAGGCGGGGGTGGATGGTCGTCACGGCACGGCCTCCAGGACTGCGGTTGCGGTTGTGGGCGCGGGCGTGACCCGCAGCACGGTCTCGCCGGCCAGTGCGACGACGGCCGGGAGACCGGCTTTGCGGGCGGCCTCCAGGGCGGCGCGGTACTGGTCTGGCACGTCGCCGGACCCGTCCGTGGAGTCGTGTTCCAGGAGCGTCGCGACGATCCGCCGCTCGCGGTTCAGCCGGTCGAGCCCTACGGTGACGCCGGCCGGAATCGGCCCGGCGTCCTTTTCGTAGACGTAGACCGCGGCGGTCGCCGGGCTTTCGACGATGGCCCGTCGGGCGGTGCAGGACGGCACTTGCGGGACGCCGGCAAGCAGGACGAGCGCGACGGTGATAAGAACGGCGGCGCGGATCACGACTGCGGTGCCTCCGGCTTGAGGAGCTCGTCGAGCAGCCGCTGGCATACCGCCACGGCGTCGGTCTTCCTTTGGTCGCGCAGCCGGGCGGCAAGGTCGATCACCAGCCGCAGGTCATCCACGGGCGTCCGCTCGCGGCGCGTCAGCCGCCCCCGGAGCCGCTGGCCGATGAGAATGGCGGCGTAGACGAGACAGCCGACGGCGAGTGCCACCTGGGCATACTGAATCACAGTCACGACTTGGCCTCCATCTGCGCGGCAAGTTCGAGGAGCAGACGCACGAGGGCCGCGCCCTCGTTCGTCCGCAGGACGGCGGCGATGTGCTGGGCGAGTTGGTCGTCGATCCGCCCGGCGGTCTGGCTGGCCGCCCACTCCAGCGCGTCGGCGAGGATTTCGCCTTGTCGGTTGGCGTTGGGCTCGGCCGACCAGCGGCGTGCGAACCCAAGCAGCGGCGACCACTGGGCGAGCGTCCGGACTTGTTGGATCGTGGGCAGCGGCATGTCAGACCCTCACCAGCGGCAGCAGCTTCTCGATGGCCCCGGATGCGATCGCGACGACGAGCGACCGGACGGCCGGGCGGACAAGCAGCCATAGCGGGTAGACCGCGGCGGGTACGGCCTTGTCGGCCACGGCCTCGAACAGCCGTTCCACCGCGCCCAAGGCGATCGCCTTTTTTTCCGCCCCGGAAAGCGTCTGGACTGAGTCGAGCGTCGTGAGCACGAGCCGCAGGAGCGACAGGAGCAGTTCGCCGAACTCCATCCAGGTCAGGCCGTCGGCGGCGGTCTCCCGGGCCTTGTTCATGAACGTGGCCACTTGGTCGGCGATCGTGGCGAACTGCGCGGCGGCGGCCGCGGGGGCATTGGTGTTGGCCATGGGTGTTTCCTCTTAGCGGTGGACGATGTAGGTGACGGTGAGCACGCTGGTGAACAGCCGTTTTTCCTGGAGGTGTTCCGGCGCGTATATCGGCTGGTTGGCGATTCGGAGCCATGACGCCCCCGCCACGGTGGGCAGCGGTCGCCGGGTGAGGAAGTCGGCGATGTTCTGGACCAGTTCCATGAGCGGGTCGACTTCCTCCGGGCTGACGTTCAGCAGCTTTTTTTGCACGGCCACGTCGACGGCGATTTCGTTGGCGACCCGGGAGCGGTCGGCGTTGGTGATCGTGTTCGACCGCGGCACGACGGTGACGCGCACGCCGTCCAGGGCGCGGAGGTCGAGGTCCGGCGAATACTTTCGGGCGGCCGTGATCGGCGGCGAAAACGTGTGGCCGGTGAGGTCCGCGAGGATGGCGGCGGCGATGTCAGCGGCTACTGCCGGCATATGTTGCCCCCCTCTTCGCCGATCAGCTTGGTGTGGATGCGCAGCGTTTGCCGGTACGGGTCGGAATACCGGTAGCACGGCTGCGCATTGCTGACGGGGAGCACTTCGTAGATGAACAGCGTGCCGTTATCGGTTTCCTCGATGCGGTCGCCGGCTTCCGGCAGCACTCGCATGCCGTCGATGACGAGGTCAGTGGCCCGGATGAGGAAGTCCCGGTCTTCCGCCCGCGTGATGACGCCGGCGCCGTCGTCTTGCTGGTATTCCTGGCGGCCGATCGTCGCGCGGAGCGATACCGCGCGGTCTTCGCGGCGGTAGACGACGTCGGTGGTGGCGACGGCGTGCCGCCGTGCTTCCAGCCACGTCGACGCGGTTCGCAGGATGTCGTTCATAGGGTGGCGGCCTCGCGGAACGCTGTGTCGAGCGAGTCAGGAGGCAGTAGGGCTATCCCGTCGGCGATCGGCACAACTGCGACGTTGGGCAGGAGCATCGACTGGTCGGCGTGCTGCCACATGGCATGAAGGTAGCCGCCCGGCACGACGGCGGTCAGGATGTCAGCGGTCAGCATGTAGCGCCCGTCGGTAGTCAGTCGCGGCGTGGCAAGGCAGTCGGGCCTGCCGTACTGCGCGTGTAGTTGATCGAGTCGCTGGGCCAACTGCGGTGAGAACAGCAGGGCATGCTGGATTCCCCACTCGTAGGACACCGGCATGGTGATGTCTGTGAGGGTCATGTGCGGCTCAGTGTGTCAAAAAATGTGGCAAGAGCCGACCGGAACGACGTGACTTGTGCGCCGCTGAGGTTGTCGCCGATGCTGTAGCAGTTCATTCTTGCATCGGTCCAAGACTCAACAGTAGTGCCGACGCGACGGGTAAAAATGTGAAACGGCACTGCGGCGTTTGCTGTCAATGTTCCCGTGGGAGGGGTAGTATTTGTCTCTACAAGGCTTCCGTCGTGGTAAGTCCTCTGGTCGGTCGTTGATGACCGAGTGACGAGGAACTGCTTCACGGTGTTTGCCGTGAAGCTGCCGCTCAATTCGCGTCCGAAAGAAATGTTTCGCGATCCGGCTGCGGAGTGCTCAATAAATGCGCCGTTCACATACCCTTGGCCCCACGCAACGATCCAGCCTGACCTCGCGACCGTCTGATCTTTTGCCCACGCTGAAATGTGGCCGTTTGGCGAAGACGGCAAGTCAGACAAAAGAAGCCCGGTGTTTAGTGATTTATTGCTGGCGTTTCCCTTTAGCCCGCCCGTCGCTCCCGTCTCAACGTAATCACCCGCGACGAAGTTGTTATTCGTGTCCGTCGCGTTCCCATACTGTGTTCCACCCAGCGACGGACCACGGAAAAGAGGCGTGCGCACGGCGGCCAATGTCGCGTCCGAATTTCCGCAAAATAGGTTCAAACGGTAGAAAAGTGATCGGATGCCGGCGGATTCAATTGTCGCGCAGAAACGCGACACAGCGCGCATGGTTGGAGCGCTTACCTCTCCGCCGTTTTGGCGCACGCGAGCCATCCAATTCGCCGCCTCCGGATGCCAATACGAATCCGGCATCGGCGCGATTCTGTCCTGGCTGCCCAGCAGTCCGTAGGGCAGCGGCGTGCCCGATTGCCCCTGCGGGCGAATGCCGTCGTTCACAGGTCCGCCCCCAGTGCGACCACGTCGATGCTTTCCGCGTTGTGAGTCGCCACCACGAGCGACCACGAAGCCGACGGCAGGATGAGGTTGTTGTATAGCGCGCTGACGCGAGTGCCTTTGACGGTTGCCGAAACTGTTGCTGCGGCGACCGCGATCTCGTCGAAGAATCGGTACGTCGTGCCGTCGTACAGAAACAGCCGGACCATGCCGGCCGTCGTCGTGACGCGAGCTTGGACGACGACTTCAGCCACACGGGTGCCGGTCGCCGCTCCCGTCAGGAGTGTGGCAACCGTCCCGGTGCCGTCGCGGTTGGCGTTGGCGGTGGCAATGTTGGCCGCGCCGATGCGAGGCGTGACAGCGAAGGCGGGGGAATCTGCCATTGAGAGTTCCTATCGGAATGATGACCAGTTGAGGACGTTTACTGCCGCCCGAACGCGGGCCGGTAGACGGGCGAATGCGAGCGTTCCCGTCGTGATGTCGTTTGCATTCGTTGATCCAGCCGCAGCCCACGAGCCATCGCCGCGGAGGAACGTCGAGGACGACGCCGTCCCGCTCCCGAGCCGCGCCGTCGCGATCGTGCCGCTGGCGATGTCGCTTGCCGCGTGAGTGTGAGAGGCCGCGGCCGCGCCGATGTCGCTCGCCGTGAGGGCGTCCGCCCCGCCTGTAGCGTGAGTCGCCTTGTGGGCCGTCGGCGTCCGCGAGTCGGAGAGCCGCGAGTCGGCCGTGAGAACGACGTTTGCGGAGAGGCGGGCGTCGGCGACCGTGCCGGTGGTGAGTAGGCTGGCGTTCGTGGTCGGCGGCGCGGCGGCTTGCACCGCGGCGGAAAAGTCGGAAATCGTCGCCGCCAGTTGCGTGCCGGTGTGATTGGCCCGCTGGACGGCCGCGGCTTGGACGGCCGCGTCGGCGGCCGCCTGGGCGGTCGATACCGGCTTTGCCGTGTCGGCCGTGTTGTCCGCGCTTCCGAGGCCGATGTCCGCCTTTGCGAGCGTCACCGTGCCGGTCCGGCCGGCGACAGACTGAACCGGCGCAGCTGCTGCCGCGGCGGCGGTGAAGCCCGTGATTTGCGACGTGGCGACGGTCACCGGATCACTGCCGGCGGCGCCGTGGGTGGCGGCATGCGCGGACGGCGCGAATGATGACGCGACTTCGACGACGACTTCGATGTTGGGCGTGACGCACTCGACCGAGACGGAAATCGGCTCGGCTTCGACGACGACGGATGCGGCCTGGCACGTCATGTCAGCGCCTCATGGCCCGGACACGGCCGGAAAAGATGGTGCGGGTGTCGTTTGCGGTGTCGGTCCACTGGAACGACCATCGGTAGTTCAGCGGCGGCACGACGAGGGCCGTTTGCTGCTCCGTGAGCGATAGCCGCACGCGGAACCACTGTTGGCCGGCGATCGTTTGCAGCCCCAGGTCGCCGCCCGTGGTGGCGATCGTGAACGAACACACGGCGGCGCCCGTTTCGACGCAAGTGATGGAGGCGGCGAGCGTGTAGCCCGTCAGGTTGCGATTGAATCGCAACAGGAACGGGAAGTCGTCGCCCACGGTGAACGCCAGCGGCAGGGATGCCGGTTGGCGGCTGTACGTTGGGCATTCCTGGGGGCACGTTTCTGTCGGCACTGGTTGGCTCCCGGGTATTGGCTACCGGATGGCGGGGCGCCGCGCGCTTGGGCTCGCGCGGCGCCCCGTCGGATTTCATGCAGCGGCACGCGGTCAGGCCGGGCACAGTCGCACGCGGGCCTTGAGCTGGCCCGACGTCTTGGCCAGGGCCGCACGGCCGATCAACACGTCGGTGTTGGTCGTCGTGATGAGCCCGGAACCGGCGTTCCAGTAGAGGAGCGCGCCGGCCGAGAACGTCGTGCCGCTGGCACAGTTGATATCGAACACGCCCTGGACGTGGAGCGTGCCGACGGCGCCGTTGGCGACCGGCGTTTTCGTGCATCCGATCTGCGTGCCCTGCACGACGACCGCGCCGCCAGCAAGGTCACTACCAGCCGTGAAGTCGATCGCATCCGGGCCCGAAACGTAGTCCGCGACTGCCATGGGAAGGTCTCTCTTTCTAAGGTGTTGGGAATGGGTTGAAGGTCAGCCGGTGTGGGCTCAGGCTGCACCCTTGCTCTTGACGCCGGCCCGGTATTCGGCGAGCGCCACGCCGAAGTCCCAGAACACCCGCCACGACACGCCGAGGACGTCGGGGGTGGTGTCCATGCCGAAGAACTCGACCGTCGGCGTCTGGAGGCCGTTCAGGTACGCGATCTCCAGCGCCGCGAGGTCGGCCGGGTTGCCCAGCAGATACCAGGCGGTGGAACTCGCGCCGGTCAGCGTCGAATTCGAGAGCCACGGCGAAACGAGCGG